CTTATTCTTTTGTAATTTATATTTATTATTAATAGCTGTAATTATATTTTTTTTAACAGTTTCTGAAGGAAGTGGTACTAAGTCATTAAAGTTATCACCTATACCTGTTATATCTTTTAAGCTATTCTCTAATTTTTCCTTCTTCAACTCATGACTTATTCTAAATTTTGTTCTTTCAACTAACTTTTTAAATGTCCCAGTATGAAATCTGAAGGAGAAATTATCTTTACTACTCAGCCTAGATGCCCCTTTATATACTCCATAATTTAAATTTAACCGTTTACTCATATATCTTAAACCGTTAATTAAATGAATTGATGATGTGCAGATACTTATATTTATAACTGTTTTATTAGAAGAACTGACACTTACTGTTCCATCAGTTGAGATTAACCCATCTAATATACCTAGTAGATGTTCTTCAGGACCGTTTAAACTAAAAGTAGGTATTTTCTTATTAAAAGCTCCACTCCCTATCTGCTCTTTTAACCACTTATTAAACCAGGCACAAGAAGCTCTAGTTTTACCTCTAGAAGTAAATTGCCCCATCATATTCTCACTAACTCTATCTATTTCTTTAACTCCATTTTCATAAGGAAGATATTCACTATTACATAAATCAGCAAATACTTTTCTATTCATTAATTTTTCTTTGGTAGAACCGGCTAAGAAAAGTTGATTAGCATTATCTACCCAACCATCACCTAAAACCATTCCTATAAAAAGTCCGGTTTTATAATTAAGTTGCAAGTTAAATGAATTTTTAACAAATCCTTTTCCTCGTATTCCTTTCATTCCTCTAGTACCCATCATACCTTCAGCTAATACACTTGATTGAATATTGGGTGCTATAGTTGTAACATCACTAGGACAATACCTACCTACTGCCTCTTCGGTATCAACTTCTTCAATACCACTATCAGTATAAGCTAATAAACTATGATCTTTGGCTGCAAATATAAAATCCCCATCTATAAATTGTACCAAATATAAAGGTACATTAGGATGAATCGAGAATGTCTTTGGATTTACCCAATCTACTTCACCAGTTATAAGGTTTAATGATTTTACTTCTACATTACTAGGTACATCATAAAGGATATTACCATTTATAGTAGTAGTGGCTGAATTTTCTATTCTAGGGAAATCTGAAATAGGTACTAGTGTATATTTATAATTAATCATATAGACACAATACGGTGACTAGTTGAACTTGTCAATTAATTTTCTCTCTATAAATAATATAATCTACAATACTATCCGCACCATACCCCTTAAATACTAATGGATTCATTTTAATAGTTTTATCTTTAGAATTTGGATTAGCAATTAAATTAAACCCTAATAGATTATATTTATGCCAGGCTGGATCTCGCGTTATAATACCAGGTCTTACTGCCATCTCTTCCTTTAATGCCATAACTGCTAATGGACTATGTTTTTTAACATAATCAACCGCACTAATAGCTGGTACACCCTTCATAACCAACCTTCTAATAACAAAAGGTTTATATATCTGCCACAGCATATCTTGAGGTACACTAGCCTGGTCTACATCCAATCTAGTATCTGGAGTTAACACAGCTCTTCCCACCAAATCCAGACTCTTATTAACCACCTTACTCTGAAACATTGTACTTTTAGCCGTTCCACCCTTTAATCCAAACATAGTAGCTAATATACCTTTAACATTCTTATCCTGGTGTTTCTTATTAATTGGATCACCCAAACCAAAGGCAGCTTTTACTCCATCATATTCATTTTGTTTTAATTTCCTAACTACTTCGTCCGGCACATTCTCAGTATTTTTAAGTGCATTGTTATTTAGTATGAGGTCTTTATATAGATTATTAACATCACTAGTTAATACTACATCACCCATCTTACTAGCAGGTCTGTATTGGGCTGGTAGAATAGGTACTTTATGCAACATCAAATCTTTAGGATGTAACTTATGTTCTTTTAGTGTAGTGAGAAATTCTAACAATTTAACGGCATCATCTCTTCTAGTCTTCTTCTCACTACCTATATACTTCTTCATTTCTTCTATCTTCTTATCCAGATCTATATTATTAAGGGCTTTTTCCATTTCCCCATCCACTACCATATCATTAAACTTAAACTTGGTAACTCCTAACAACTTTCTGAGATAATCCTCACTAATAGGATTAGGTATGGGATGATTAAGATTTATGTGATTAAACTTGTCACCTAATATGCCTATTATATTAGGATCAAATAGTCCGCCAGGTTCATGTATTAGTTCTTCTTGATGTGGCTTGAATAATGAAGGTTTCTTAATTTCACCATTACTCAAAGCAGTAGTATCCTTATCTGTTAAAGGTAGGATATTAAAGGTATTACCAACTCTATCTACATTAATACCGGCAGCTTTTAAACTATCTATGAACTTGTTAAAGATGAATGGAACTTTAGGGCTGGGTGGGGTTTGGCCCAATTTAATAGCACGCCAGAATTCATCATTCTGAGTACCTTTAACAGTACCTATATCCTCCAATACATGTCTGACATCATGACTTAGCAAAGCTGTAGTACCTAAATTTCCTATTCTCTTTGATGAACCACCTTCCACTGCTGACTTACTTGGTTGCCGGTCGAAACTGTATCCGGACCCCTGACTTCTAGTACTTAGTTTATCTTCACTAATATGAGTTAACCTACTATAGAATAATGGACCTACAACTGCTTCAATATTTCTACCAGTAATTGGATCATATAGTTGTTCAGTATCATTTATATTATTCTTCTTTAATACATTAATTACATTCTTAATAGATGAATCCTTTCTAAACTGATCCATTTTAATAGTCTTACCAGTCTTCTCAGCTAATTTACCAAGGCCTAGAGTTATGGCTAAGGCTGGTGCAACTCTTGACGTGATGGACATGGAGTTAAGCATGATATCAACTGGCTTCCCATTAGGTAGTAGTGGAGCTTGTGAGTCTGATACAATCTTCGTTACACCCTTAGCTCCAAAGTAATTAGAAATCTTATCACCAGGTAATAGACTTCTTACCGTCTTGATATGTACTGTAATAAGTGGGCCATGTTTGGTTACATCCACTACTTCTCCATCATGTTCGTAGTCCCAGGCTTCTGAATTATCTTTGAATGCATGTTTTAATACTTTACTCAGCTTACCTAATGCCAAATCTGTACTCTTTAATGCTCTGGGTGAGTAAGCCAGGATTACCGGGTCTCCAGCTTTCAATCTAGACCCTACTATAACCACTCCATCTGAATCTATATTTTTAATTTGATTATTCGTATATTTATTAGGAAATAGTGCTACAAATTTATCCTTGCCTGCCTCTACTCCAAATTTCTCTTCAATACTAAAATTGATCATTTGTTCTGCTGCCAACTTTTTAGCACCACTTTCAGTCACTGCAAAAGCATCCTCAAAGTTGTCTGAGCGGTACGGGATTATAGCAGTAGTAAGGTTAGTTCCCATCGCCATATTACCTTCTTTATCATTATAATTACTGTAAGCTATTACTTCATTAGTTTTAACTTTATCACCAACCTTCACTTTAGGGGTATGAGTAATAAAGCTTTTCCTGCCTAAATGAAAGTTATTATATAGTTGATAGGTAGACTTGGTTTTATCTGTATTATCTACTTTAATATGATTTTCAGTAACTTCAGTAACAGTACCAGGTTTAGTTGCAGTTACAGATAAATAATGTTTACCATATAGTTCTTGAGTACTTTCTTTGTTAGTGTCATCTGAACTTTCTACTAACGGACGTTCAGGATTTACTAAAGGTATAGCTTGGAGAGAAGCCTTGGCTCCTAGTAACACACGCCCGCCGGAAACTGAATTTAGCCCAGTAATCATGTTAGTAGGTAAAGCAAATAAATCCCTACTCGAAGGCATGGATATATGATCTTCATTTAGTTTGTCCACCTTCTCAAAATTTCCCTTATTAAGTACAGTATAACTCATATTTTGATTATATACTCTTATTATTGATTTCCACAACCTCAAACTTTAGTCTTTAATTAACCTGGAATATACATTAAACTAGGTTAGATTTATGAAGAGTTGGATTATTATTGTATTTAGCTTGATTAGTATTAGTATTGAAGCACAACAATTAAATAAAGTCTATCTAAATCACTTATTAGACGCTATTTATCTAGCTGAGGGTGGGGCTAATACTAAATATCCTTATGGAGTGATTGGAGATTTTAAAAAGAGTCCAAGAATTATAGCTGCCAATACTATAAAACATAATTACAATAACTGGTTAAATAGTAGTTCTAAAACAGATTTCTTAAGATATCTACAACAACACTATTGTCCTATAAATGCTAAAAATGACCCTAATCATTTAAATGATAACTGGTATAAGAATGTATCTTTAATAATGAAACAGTATGAATAAGTTAGATGCATTTATTAATGGTTTTATCAAGGCTGCTGGCCCACTCCCTCCACCTCCTCCACCTCCTACACCTCCTACACCTCCAAAAATTCCGATGATTTCATTACCACACAATGCTTATACTGTTGGTGGTCTCCCTCCAAATATGCATAATTTTGTTAATAAAGGTGGTAATACCCTTAATATAAATGCTCACGGTGGTCCTGATAGTGCTATTAATGGAGAATATGCATTTCAAAGTGATTCTAATAATTCTAAAAACTTGCTTTATAACAATGAACCACTAACTTATACTCCTCAAACATTGGCTAAACTTATTGGTCCAGCTACTAACAATATCAATAATATTTATACTACTGCTTGTAATGGTGGGGATTGCTCCAATACTAATGTGAGTCCAAACGAAGTGCTTAAAGGGTTTGCTACTCCAGCTATGTACCGTAAATTATTCCCTAATCTTACTAACGTTGTTCAAATCCCTCCCAGGCATTATGGTCCATTAATTCCAAGTCAATTTAAGACTAATGAATACCCAGACGTAGTGAATATAATAAATAGAATTATTAAAGATAGGAATCCTAATGATCCAATAACTACAAGCTTGCCTCATCAATATAATCTACAAGGTGGTACTAATTGGGTGGATAAAGGGACTTACTATAATTACTGATATGACAGACCGACACAATGTATATGTAGTTGAATTGGATAAGGAGGTCTTAGCTAAAAAAAAGTTTTTAAAGTTGAATCCTAACTACAATCCAGAACTACCTCCACTTTATGTAGGAGAGACTGGTTTGAGTCCTGAAGCTAGATTCGAGAAACATAAAACTGGACTAAAAGCCAATATCTGGGTAAAGAATCATGGGCTTAGACTTAGGCCTGAACATTATAAAGATTTAAATCCCATGCCATTTCATAAAGCTGAAAGAACCGAGGAATGGTTGGCAAAGAAGTTAAGGGCTGAGGGTTATCCAGTAGTAGGTGGGAATCCTAGAACCGTACCTTTGAAGAAGGAGGCTGGTGAAGAAGCGTTACAACCTCAACAAGCTAGAGTAATTAAGAAGATTCAAGATAAGAATACTTCAGGGTTAGTGCTTTATCATGGGATGGGTAGTGGAAAAGGATTGGTTATAGGCTCAAAGATATTAACACCTACAGGGTGGATAAATATAGAAGATATAAAACAAAACACAGAAGTGATTTCTGTTAATGGTGTGAAAGCTAATGTGACTGGAGTCTATCCTCAAGGGTATAAAGATGTGTATAAAATTACTTTTAGGGATGGTGCTACTATAGAATGTGATGATTCTCATTTATGGTTCACTCAATCTAGATGTGAACGTAAAAATTACGTTAAAAGCAAGGATCAATTTAAATATAGGTGGGTAGGTAAAGTCAGGAGTACAAGCGAAATTAAAGATACAGTATTATCTAATGATAATAGTTTAAATTATACTATTCCTATTGTGAAACCTATTCATTTTAAATATAGAAAACTTCCACTAGACCCGTATTTTGTTGGTTTGATTTTAGGAGATGGTAGTATTTGTGGAGGTGGCTGTGCGATAACAACAGCAGATGACGAAATTCTGCAATCAATTAAGTCTTTATTTCCAAATTTTACTCTTAAAAAATATTCTAAATATACTTATGGATTAGGTAAACCAAAAGGATATAACAGTTACATTGTTCAAGCATTTAAAGAATTAAAATTACAAGGTATGAATTGTTTTACAAAATTTATACCTGATATTTATATGTTTAACACAGTGAAATCTCGCATAGCATTATTACAAGGGTTAATGGATACTGATGGTACTGTAAGTAAAGATGGTATGGCTATAGTTTATGAGTCCGTCTCAAAACAGTTAGCAGATGGTGTGCAATTCCTTGTTGAATCACTAGGAGGTTTAGCAAAGATAACAACTAGAATTCCAACATATTCATATAAAGGAGAAAAAAAGAAAGGAGCTTTATGTTATAGGGTTTGGTTAAGTTTACCACCAAATATCAATCCATTTAGATTACACAGAAAAGCAATTCAAGTAATTCCTAAGACTAAATATAAACCAACTAGATATATAAAAAGTATAGAATATGTTGGAAAAAAAGAGACAATCTGTATTGCAATCGATGACCCTTCTCATCTATATATTACTGAACATTGTATAGTTACGCACAATACACGCGAAAGTATTGAATCCTGGAAAGCATTAGGATTACCTAAGACTGATATCATTGTTCCAGCTTCATTAAAATCCAACTATCGTAAAGAGTTGCAGAGATGGTATGGCAATTCTAATCCTTCTAATATCAACTTAATTAGTCAACAAAGATTTGCTAATTCTAAGTTAAATACTCCAATATACAATACTGGTTTGCAGATAGTAGATGAAGCTCAAAAAGCTAAAAATAGTAATAGTGAATTATATCAAGCATTGGTTAAAACGAATCCAGCCAAGCGCCTTCTCCTTTCAGGAACTCCAATTCTAAATGATCCTACTGAATTAAGTAATCTTGTTAACTTAGTAGCAAAGAAACAAGTATTACCTAATAATTTATCTGAGTTTAAAAAACAATATTTTAAACAGGAAGAAGTTAAACCTGGATTTTTTGGTAGATTAATGGGAGTTTCTCCAGGCATTCAATATAAGCTACAGAATAAAGCTCAACTATCTAAGATTCTGGATAAGTATGTTGACTACTATAAACCTACTCAAGAAGGATATCCTACTGTGACGGAGCAAGAAGTTAATGTTCCTATGGGTGCTAAACAACAAGAGATATATGATACAATACTCGGAAAGACACCATTTTGGACACGTTATCGAATTAAACATAATTTACCTCCTGGACGTGGTGAATTAGAAGGTATGCGAGCATTTTTAAGTGGACCTAGACAAGTAAGCAATTCAACTGCTGGATTTACTAAAAATTTAAGAGACGTGGAATCCCCTAAAATAGATGCAGCTTTTAAGTTTTTACAAATACAATTAAAACAAGATCCAAACTATAAAGCTCTAGTATATAGTAATTATCTTAATAATGGTCTTAGACCTTATGAATCATTATTAAGAAAGAATAATATACCATTTGGAGAGTTTAGTGGAGCTGTAACACCTACTATAAGAGACCAGGCAGTTAAAGATTATAATGCTAATAAATTAAGAGCATTATTAGTATCAGGAGCTGGGGCTGAAGGATTGGATTTGAAGGCTACAAATTTGACACAACTTTTGGAACCTTTTTGGAACCTTCCTAAAGAGAGACAAGTTATCGGAAGATCAGTACGTTTCCATAGTCATGATAGTTTGCCTCCAGAAAAGAGAAAGGTTTTAGTGCAACGTTATTTTGCCACACCAAAACCTAGTTTATTGGATAAACTTACATTCAATCCCAAACCTACTGGTACAGATTCATATATTAGAAATTCAATCAGTAAACCAAAAGATAATCTTAATCAAGAAATAACTAATTTAATAGCCAAGAATCAAGAACCTAAATCTTGGCTTAACTACAATTAAGCTTTCTCTTCCTTTTCCTGCTCCTTAGCTAATTGCAGTATTTTCCGCATCAAGTCTGGGGTGAATCTTAGCGGCTGATCTCCGAAATCAAATACATTGCATAGTTCATCCATTACCGAACTAGCGATTGTATTTATAACTACCTCAGGTTTGCTAAAGTTATTCACATCTTTAAGTAATGCCTCAACTCCAGAAGTAACTCCACTAACCACTGAATTTTCTGTAACGATATAAGAATTAATATTTATCATAACTGTAAATATAGCTTAATATTTTCTTATGTCAATTACTGATAGCTAAAAAAAGGGATTTGCAGTCTCCCCTCTCATTACAACAAGTCTTTATAAGCCTGTACTGCCAAACTATCTGCTTCTTCATTTAGAGGATTTCCGGCATGGCCCTTAGTCCATTCCCAGGTAATCTTTAATTTATCCATAAAACAATCCATAGTTTCCCACAGTACTTTATTTTTTACTGGTTTTTTATCTTTTGTCCTCCAACCATTTCTCTTCCAATTAGTTATCCATAGACTAGCTCCCAATACTACATACTCACTATCAGCAATTACTTTAACTATAGTACCTAGTTCGGGATTGTCTAGTATGTATGATAATCCTAAAATAGCACCATAAATTTCCATCTGGTTATTAGTAACATCAGGGTAAGCCGCAGTTAATCTTTTTATTACTATATCGTCATTACATATAATGGCGCTACACCCACCAACCTTATCTTTTGAACTTGCTCCACCATCTGTATAAATTATTAAAGCCATATTGTTGTTATTGTAAAAATTGTTATTGTTTGGTATTATATCATTATGCATTTAAATGAACACTTTATTAATGGTTTTATTAAGGCTGCTCTAACTAATCCAGGCAATATTAGTCAACCTAAGCCAGCTCCTAAACCCAGCTCTCCACCTATTCAATCAGCTCCTTCACCTAACCCAGCTCCACCTCCTCCTTTAGCCAACACTCCTCCACCTCAAGTTCTACCTACTCAACCACCTACTAATCTAAATCATGGTATTATGCCACAATATGATGGTTGGAAATTGAGGGGATATGCTAAATCTAATAATGGTGGAACTTATGATTACCAAGATACTGCTGGTAAGTATCATTTAATGAATCATGAATTAGGTGAAGGTGCTCAAAGTTTGGAGGATTTTAACAACGATAATAGTATATCTAATGAAAAACCAATTGCTAGACAAGCTATTACTCCAGAAGTAGAGAACCAAGCTTTGCGTTCAGCTTATAGTAATTTAGGGAAACCAGATCTGGATTTGAATAGATCTGCTAACGATATATTAGGTGATCCATATACTAGTGTTGGTCTTCCTAGAGTAGATAGCGTTACTAGAGGTGGTAGTCCTGAACCTGATCCTAATGAGTTATATCAAAGACTGCAACACAATATGACGAATAATAACGGTCTATTCGATCAATTACAAAGTGCTGCTAATGGTCTGCCTGGTAGATTGTGGAATAGTGATCCTGGAATTCATGAACAAGGTATGGGTCAACTATTGCAGATGGTTAAACATCTAGCCACTACTAATCCACCTTTAGCTCAAGAATTGTATCAGAAGTACTTTGGGCAAAATTGATAGTTAAAAAAGAGGTTGAGTTTGCACTCTCAACCTGTTGTTTTAACTTATACTCCTAATACTTTAAAGGTACTAGTAAGGTCAGCTTGGAGACGCTTCTTTTCTGAGGCCCTACAGAACCAACCAACGCCTCTGCTTGTTGGTAAAAAGTTTTATTTAAACAACATTTTCTTATCTGCCGCTGCCTCATTAAATTCCTGCTCAGAACAAGGAACATAACCATCGCCGGTTTCATCAGGTTTTGAAAACACCCATATATCATAGGTTTCCTGTGTATCAGGATGATTAGTATTTGCAGCATCAGAAGCCCCAAAAGGAGCTTTGGTTATTTCAAATGGTCCTTTTGTTGGCAAGCCTGGTGCCAAAATCCATATCTCACCGGATCCATCGCTTGCCGGCAGTTGAGGCCAACAACGCTCACAAGAAGCCACTATTACGGTGCAGCCCCTTCCCTCAAATATTTCTTTTATTTCCTGCCTCGTTCTCATATTTTTTGTCTTTCATCCTTTTGCTTAGTTTGTTATGCTGGGATTGTATTGTTAAAAAAGAGGGATGATTAATCCCTCATGAAATACTAAATCCGCCCTACAAACACCCACTGCTTGTGTTCGAAAGTAGGTTTCCCACCTTCCACCGTCCGTTGCACATTCCATGCAGAGTAGCATGGAATTGCCGTCCCACCTCCAGTTACATATCTTGCAGTTTCATTAACCAAATGGGACTGCACCGGTGCTGCAAAGACACCAAACACCGCCGAGAATATATTCTCGGAGGGAGGACAGTCAGGAGGACAGTCAGGAAGCTCCGCGTACTGCAAGTACGCCACCACCCCCAATAAATCGTCATCAGTCTGGATTGACATGGAGGCATACTTTGTTGCCTCCTCCAATATCACCAGTTCGAACCCCATCCCCACCGCCTCAGCGGTTTGGACAGGGGTTGGGGTATGCCGTGAAAACCACAATGCTTTTTTCATATTTATTAATTGTTGATTGTTCTTATAACAAAGGCTAATATCCTTGTTCATTATGTTATACCACAATTACTTGAAATCATGGTAGAGGGGTGGGGTAGGTAAGTGAATTTCATTTCATCTTAATGAGAAGCCCAGTCCTGGCGAATTCTGTCAACTCTTTGTCAGTAAATTGGGCTAACACTGATTGTCTTGGTTCAACAATCAAGTTACCAGTCATGTCCCAGATGTAACTGTCTCTTATTAATACTGAATCTATAGTTAGACATATACTAACCAAGGAATCATCTACCCATAACGTCCGTGAATACCCACCATGGTTAACTCCATTAGTGAGTACGTTCGCGTTATACACTATACCGTCAACTAGCTGAAAAGCTAGGTCCTTAGGTTTAGTTCTGAATATTTTGACTCCGGCCTGCTCGACCCCCGGCAAACCGTTGCAAGTCGAGCTCCTGTCCGCTCGTAATGATTACCAGCACGTCCTGAATAAGTTTTCGGTCCCCGAAACCAACATAATGTATAGCATGGATTGCTTTATTCATATCTTAATTCCTTTTTATTATAGTTAGTAGCATGCACTCTACTAACTTTTATTGATTATTTAAAGCTCAGTGAAAACCCGGTATCCAGCATCTTTCAAAGGCTGGACTAATAGTTGACCTACTTTTTTATCACCAATGCCTGGCAACTTTTTCATCGCCTTGACATTAACCACTACCGAGACAACCGCTTCTTCATTTTCAGGATTGTCCAAGTCATTATGCCACAGGACTTTGGTGAACTGCAAATTTTTCCCTGCAATCTTGTTAATTTCAAGAATGCAGGTTTGGACTAACTCAAAGTCTACTTCCATATTTTTCCTTTCTTGTTTAAGGTTGACTAGCAAGATAATTATCTACAAACAGTTTTGCGCGTTCGATTGTAACTGGAACACTACAACCATTATCGGTAACCTCATATTTAAGTTCACCAGACTCCAGGGCTATCATAACTTCTATCAGAAATTTTGCCAGTTCTAATTTTTGGTCTTTGTAAAGACGGAGACGGAGAGGAAGAGGATCACCAGCTTTCCGTCTAGTAGTAGGCAATTCAATAACATACTCAGTAGTAATAGGCAACTCTTGGTTTATTGACAATTCCTTTTTTTGCCTTGCAAGTTCTTCCTGTGCCTCTTCAACAGAGAGGGTTATTACTGTTTTGTATTTCATAGTGGTTCTTGAAATGAGCAGGAAATTACAAGACACCAGAGCAAGTACCTTTTGAATTTGGACTTGCCCCGGAAATCTTGGAGGGAAAATCCTGCTGCCCTCATAGTTTTAATTGTAGTGTTCATGATTGTAATAGCGTTGTTTCTCCAAGAGTCAATATTGTATCATCATTCATAAAGACTAGTTCTTCTGATGATTTAATGAAGCCTAATACTATCAAGGCTTGGATTGCTTGGAACAAATTACCAGAGTGACTAATATCTTTTGAACGCACCCCGTTGTTGAGAGCAGAATTTATCAAGTCTCTCACTGTGATTTGGGTAGGAGAGGTTTTAACAACTCCTACCAGCCAGTTAATTGTTTCTTGAGTAGTTTTCATATTATTCTTTTTCCAACCATAGAACTGTACCTCGTTCAAATAAAGGTACCATTCCTTCAACTAGTTGAGGAGTAGAACCACCTCCTAAACAAGAAGTATGGACTGCCGGATCGAACTCGGCTTCCCATCCATCCTTCGATACATCAACAAAAACACTGTTAGCTGGATGGCGTTTCATTACATATTCTTGATTAGCCGGATTATCCAAGAATGCTCCATTAACTACGAATCGTTGGCATTCACAACAAACTGCATTTGCAAAATTTTTCATATTTTATCATTTTATTAAAGAGGGTGGACTCATTTAGAATCCACCCTCCTAGTTTAATTGTAGTTATTGATCTTGATAGACCAAGATCCCTTCTAGAGTATCAACCACTCCAGATTTAGAACTGCTACCACGACCAAACAGGTAGCCCACTATGCCTGGCCTATAATGCCCATGGTGGCTGGTACATATATGTGCACCTACTAGCAGCACTTGATGGCGGTATGTACCACCGACATCCCATCGGATAAACTCTGTTTTCAGTTTGCGAACTTCTGTGAAGTCCTGATTATTAGCCCATAGATATAGGGCCACCTCTTTTGCTAGGCCTATCCAATGACCTAGCCTTGCTATTTCGAGGTAACAAAGGTGCTTGGCTGTTTCATCAGCCATATACTGCTTTAAAGCAGCAATATATCCGGCTCGGTACGATTCCGATGTGTCCCTGAATTCGGCATTAATGCCGGTAGATATGAACTTTCTACCATCCCACCGGCTGAATGGGGTGTAAACCAACTCGTCCGGATAGTTTTCCGGAATTTCTTTTATCCAATAAGATTGGCATTCCGCCGTCCCTGCCAGATACCCATGTTCCCAGTCTTGCTGGGATTTAGTCATGGATTCTGCCCATTTTTGGGCAACCTCTTTTATTCCATTTTCCTTTGCAGCCATCAAAGCTGCAATTAATCTTCTATGTTTTTTCATATTTTATCATTTTATTAAAGAGGGTGGACTCATTTAGAATCCACCACTCCTAGTTTAAATTTGAGACCAGTGAACGGGCTGAGACTCTACCGGAACATTAACATAAGCTGGTAGATCGCCAGCAGTTGCCGTCATATCATCAGAGTAGTGCTTCTCGATATGCACACCACCCTGGTAATGCCCTACTACGATCACAGTGAAGTGACCGTTGATCGTCTTGCCACAAAAAGTAATGCTTTCCAACTTCAGAATCTTGTGAGGATTAGCACTACTATTCTGCTGCCCTAAGTTCACTGCAATATCAGTATGCAGTGGAATTTTCCCCGGATCTGTCCGCCTCTTAAAGAGACGGTTCGCCCTATTATAGTTATCTAATGATGCCATATCAATATTGTTTTTTGGTTATTACTAGATACGGAATGTACCCAGCTTTCGTTGGTTGGTCTAGTTTGAGAGCTTTGACTAGCTCTATTTTAACTACATGACCGTGCTGCACTAATGCAACCGGTCTATTGAATCCTTGTAGTTGCTCCAAACTATCATCTAGCTGGAACAGGTGATATGTGAATACAAAGCCTGGAAACCGAAGTCTCAAGGCTCCTAACGGGTTAAGTCCGAAGGCATAGCACATCGGAACGAATTCCTGAATTAACTCCTGGTAATCAGGATGATGTAATAGTAGGGTATGATCTCCATGTACCCCTATATTTTCCAATTCAGTGAAGAGGGTTTTTAAAACCTCTCCTACTAGTCGGTTAGTTTTTGTTTTCATTTAGATTAACTACAGCTTCTTATGGGAGCTAGTCCAGGTTGTGTTATTATAGTCAACCAACTATATTATTTTACCCTTCCCGAACAAACCTGATCTTATCTGCACATGGCCCCTTCTTATTAGTGGAATATACGAAAGAGACGGTATCTCCTTCATATAGTTTCCCGCTATCGATGGGAAATGTTACATCTTCCCAGTTAGTGACGTGCCAGTATAGCCGTTGTGCCCCAGGGATATTGGGAAGAATAAATCCATACCCATTAGTGAAGATGGAGATGACAGTACCCTCCACCCTTTCATTAGATGAGGTCAGTTCCTTCAACCCAATGTACCGAATCTGCCCACCAACTGAAGAAACGGTTTTCATCTCGAACTCAGGTAACATTTCAATGATTTCGGAGAGCGATGTAACTCCGAACTCAGTGTAGTCTATCTCTGGGTTGAGCTTTTTCAAAGTCTCCCCTACAGATGCTAAGTTCGCACTCGGCCCACCCAACTGCCTTATCGTAGCTAAATAGGCAGCCTTGATTTGCTGCTTCACTACATCTGATATTGGTGGGAATGCCTCCGGCTTGATCTCCTTCACTACCAAAGTAGCAATGGAGTTGGTTTCGCCACTAACCGGATCACGCTTTACCACATTAAGCTGAATTTTCCCAGCCTGCAGTTTCCGGAGCATGAATCCGGCATACTTCCCACCCGCCAATGTAATGTCAATAACCAGATCGATTACCTCCTGTTCGACCTTGACCGACTTCATCTCTGGTTGAATATTAGTGAGTTTAGTGAGTTTAACAACTTCCTCAACCTCAAGTTCTGTTAAGGAGCAGGAGGTTGAGTTGAGCCGAGGGACATACTTGAGAATCTCCTTACTAGAGATTCCCAACTTCTTAGCTAATTCGTGAACGCGCATATGTTTTTAGTTTGAAGGAGGAACAAGGAATTTATCTTGTCCCTATTATTGATTGTGAGTTTTACAGGAGTTCTAACAACCCCCTCCTGCCTTATCTTTATTGCTGGAACAAAAGCCAGCAATTGAATTTTTGCGATTTTGATTTTCATTAAGTTAACAAACTCTGTTCAATATATTATACCTGATTATGGTAAATATAGATGGTGGGGGGAGGGGTCGTTATTCATATGTATCGTGTAATATAGTACCCGACCCCTCCCCTCCTAATTATTTTGCCTAAATAAAGGTATAATAGTCTGATAGAGCGTCTTTAAATATTTAGAGATGTTCTCAGTAAACCGCAACAAACGTTACTACAAAACATTATGAAGATCACTGTTATCTGTTTATCCGTGGCCTGTGTCGTTTTACTGGGCTGGGCCATTGTCAAGACCACCCCCTCTGGGAGCAGAGCCCCGGCCCCTACTGCCCAGAAGTAAGTACAAGTTTCAACCCTGGCGCGCCCAGCAGTAAGCCAACGGTTGCGGTAGGAGGGGGCTGGAGAAGAGTAGTCTTCAGCCCCTATCCTTCCAGTTACATTCAGTAGTAAGTAAACTACCTAGATACTCATAGGTAGTTTACTTACTATTTTGTCATCTAATTTTTTTTGCTAGCGAACAACAAACAACATGAACATTTCTTTACTACGAGCACAATATGATAACGCAGGGTCAAGGTCATGGTCAGGGACAAGGTCAGGGTCAAGGTCAGGGTCAGAGTCAGTGTCAAGGTCAAGGGCAGGGTCAGGGTCAAGGTCAGGGTCATGGTCAGTGTCAAGGTCAGGGTCAAGGTCATGGTCAAGGTCAGGGTCAAGGTCATGGTCAGAGTCAAGGTCAAGGTCAAGGTCAAGGTCAGGGTCAAGGTCAAGGTCAAGGTCAGGGTCAAGGTCAGGGACATGGTAAAAATAATAAAGTTCTGATCAACTCTACCAACGAACAACAAACAACAAACAACAAACAACAAACAACAACAAAAATATGATTAACATTAATGAACTAACTATTGGGGAAGTCAAGGAACTGGCAAAAATTGCTCAGTCGTTAAACCTCTGTTCCAAACCTGCTCCTGAAAATAACTCCCATCCGTACCAAGTCGGTGATAAATATTTCGTACGGACCGTTACCCATCACTATACCGGCCAGTTAGAGCAGGTATCGGAACATGAGTTGGTCCTCTCCCAGGCCGCATGGGTTGCAGATGATGGTAAGTTTTCAGCAGCGGTCAGTTCTGGTAATTTCAATGAAGTTGAGATGTACCCGGCTTGCCAGAAAGTGATTATTGGTAGGGCTGCGATTTTGGATGCAGTAATGATTCCGGTGTTACCTACCCAGACCAAGTAAGTGAAGTTAATAGGAGGGGTTGGAGAAGAATAGTCTTCAGCCTCTCCTAATTATATTTAGTAAGCAGTTTACTTACTATTTTGTCATCTAATTTTTTTGCCAGCTAACAATAACAAACAACATGAACATTTCTTTACTACGAGCACAATATGATAACGCAGGGTCAAGGTCATGGTCAGGGACAAGGTCAAGGTTAGGGTCAGGGTCAGGGTCAGGGTCAGGGTCAGGGTCAAGGTTAGGGTCAGGGTCAGGGTCAGGGTCAGGGTCAGGGTCAGGGTCAAGGTCATGGTCAAGGTCAGGGTCAGAGTCAGTGTCAAGGTCAAGGTCAGGGTCAAGGTCAAGGTCATGGTCAGGGTCAAGGTCATGGTCAGGGACAAGGTCATGGTCAGGGTCAGGGTCAGGGTCATCGTCATCGTCATGGTCAGGGTCAGGGTCAGGGTCAAGGGCAGGGTCATCGTAATGGTCAGGGTCAAGGGCAGGTGCTATTAAGTAAGCAATTTGAATTGGTAGAATAGTTCAACTCTGGCTATTCTACCAATTCCTTAAAAATAAATAATTTAACTTATTTTTAACTATAAGTAACTGTTTTACCTTATATACCACATTTACCCTCCTATCCACCTCCCTCCACCCCTCTCTGCATCCCCTAACCCTCACCTTTACCCTATAAACATTACTCATTATATCAAACTGTAGTATTATTTTATCTATATGAAACATACAACTCGAATTACAATAAACCACCACTCCCTACCTCCAGAATACAAACTAACCCTGATAAATAAACTAACCCTCCTATACCCCCTCTCTTCAACTACTCACTATTATTTAATCGTTCTTATACATGCCTTAACTAGCGCTACCACTAATATTACCTATTATGAGATTGGTAGATTCTTTTATAAACTATTTAAATGTATTAAGAATAATAAAGTTGAAGATAGAGTATATATTAATGCTAACCAATACTTAACCGAAACTGACATGCAAATCCTCTCCAACCTGATTGAATTCCATGACCTTACTACCGAACAAAATCAAGCTAATATCCAAAACTGATAGACTAGACCTTATTTATAGTTTAACTAATATATTCTTTGATACCATTCTAGTTAATACTGGTAGAAGTAATAAAGATAAAGTATCACTATTAACCGTAGTACATGCATTATCTTTTCCTAGCTCAGACTGGTATCCGATAACAGGATATTATAAAAAGCTCCTAACTTACATTAAAGAAGATGAACTAGAGGCTGATCCTAATATCAATATATATTTTACTAAGAAACATATAAAACTACTGAAATCAATTATATGAATAACAATCCTATCTTTAATGAACCATTTATCCTCAATTTAAGTAGTGAGGCCAAACTACTACTAATTAAAGCCTTATGTAAACTAGCTATAAGTAATTTCAGCCATACTATATTAATTGATTCTTTTATAGTTATTAATAGTATAGTAAATAACCTGGAACGGGATACTGTTAATCTAGGTGATTACTGGCGAACTCTACCTACTAGTAAAAGAACTAAGTGGGTAAGAATACTAGTATATATAAAGAATAGTCAGAACTTGGCCGAGACGCTTACATATCAACGAGGAAGCAGAGTTATTAATCTGCTAACTGAACATGAATACGAACTACTTAAACAACTGATATTATGAAAGATAAGATTAAGAAAGTATTGATTGAACGCAGTATTATGGAGCTACCTCTTAGTTTAAGTGGTGGATATGCTAATGGTTATGTAGGTATGCCTCCTGAACATCCTTGGTTCGGTAAGTATTATACTAATCTTGACGTTTCCATTCACGGTGGGCTTACTTATTCCAACCCGTATTTACCTAATAATATATATGATACAACATTGTGGTGGATAGGATTTGATACTAGTCACTACGGCGATACTATAATTACCTGTAATAGAACTTACTGTGAAAATGAATTGAAATCCTTATATAATCAAGTAGTGGCTGCAATTCCTGGCATATACTGTATTTACGTTGATACTATCTGTCCTAAATTATGAGATTATTCATACCTTTAATCCTGGTAGTCTCCCTGCTCAGCTATTGGTTCTGGTCCACCTATATCAGAAGTGAAAGTAAAAGACGTAGGGATATTAATTCTGACATTGAAAATAAACGCTTTGATGACTTATGAAACTAACAAAAAGAGCTGATAGATGGTATGACGAAAACGATAATAGTTGGTCTACAGAAGAATCAGCTACTACATATTCACCTACCTTAACTAATTGTTATAATTGTAGAGATTGTAATGCTTGTAGTGGTTGTAGTGGTTGTAATGGTTGTAGAGATTGTTATAATTGTAGTAATTGTATTGATTGTAGAGATTGTATTGATTGTAGTTATTGTGATGATTGTAGTGATTGTATTGCGTGTATTAATTGTATTACTTGTAGTGAGTGTAGTAGTTGCAGTAATTGTACTAATTTAATAGATTGTGAACCATCGCCCAGACCTAAAATAATTCAAAATGATACTAGACCAGAACTGAATATTAATGATAGAAGGCTAGAACTTGAACTATAAAATATGACCTCTTATTTCTTCTAATAAGGCTCTCTTAGGTCATTCTTTTAGAAGGAAATATCTCATGTGTTTCCTTTTTTTAGCTAATAGTAATTGACAATAATCCGTATACCTCTAAACTCTTTATTTATCTAAATGTATTCACGTAGTCAGATCATCTCTAAATTAGTCTATAGTATTGACCAACTATCAGCTCAGAACTTGGTTGGAGATATACTGGTTACGGCTAAAAGGTCTGATCAGTATGACGGTGAATTTCCTAACAAGTTAAATAAGCTGAATGCCTGCTTAAAGAAGTTGTTTAGTAAAGGAGTCTCTATCGTAACCAGGTCTGATTCTGGTAAACTACATGCTCATATAGGTGTGGAGATGCCTGGTCCTGTCACTAACTTTGACTGGGTAGCTTTTGAACAGAGTGAAAGATACTACAATCTATATAAGCATTTTAAAGATAAGGATAGCTTGAAATTCTACAACTATTATACCAAGAAGTATAGAAATAGCCTCCCTACTACCTGGCAAGTTATTAATAGTAAACTAATGAGTATAGGTAAAAAGCTGGGTTTAGGTCGAATATTCCTAACCCCTATTAGAAAGAATCTAACTGCATATAAATGGTATTTAGTATCTAATGTTCCTTATAAAAGAGAAAAGAGAGATAAATACATTAGATTCTTCTTTAGTTGGGGTATGGCGGTAGTAGATAAATGTCAGATATTAAATAAGTATACTAAAGCATACCGTAATAAGCTCAAGTCATTTGCTGAAGGCTTGCAATTAACTAGTGAATCCTATAATATGGTTTTAAGAGATGTACTAGGTAATTCCTGGCATTATCGTGTTAATGAATTGATCAAACATATAGATTCTTTAGACTCTTTAGAATTAATCAAATATAATGAATTAAAGTCAACTGTAGCCCTGCATTTACTTCGTTCTCAATGAATAAAACATCCTTCTATAAAGGTTTACTAGCTGAGTTAACCAAACTAACCAAACTATCTGAACTAGCTAAAGAACCATCTAAAAAACATTGGTATCAGAATCCTTATGTATTAGGAGGATTAGGTATTGGTGCTGGCGCTCTAGGTACTTATGGATTGAATAGATATTTTGATAATCCTGCAACAAGCCCAACCCAATCAATTACTACCTCTACTCCTACCACTCCTACCACTCCTGCCCCTACCTCATTTAACTCTTTGAATAATGGAATAGCTACTGGAGTTGGAGCAGGTTTAGGTGGTTTGGCTGTAAAGAAATGGGGCCTTAATGGAGTATCTGGTGGAGTTGATGCTCTTAGTGGAATTAATAATATATATGATAGTGTTTCAAATCCTGATAACTTAAGTCCTGGTTTAAGAGCAGTTCAAGGTGTAGGTGGTGCATCTCAAGCAGTATTAGGTGGTTTAGGTTTGGCTGGTAAATCTGTTCCTATGGGTGGATTTGGTAGTCTAGGTAGATCAGTATCTATGAGACCAATAACCAACCTTGCCTCCAAACTACTACCATCAGCTCTTAGAAGTACTGCCCCAGCTATACAAAGCTTCTTACCAGGTTTTGCTGCACCTCGAGCCATGACTGCTGCTGCTGGTAGTGTAGCTGCTGTACCGTTATCTGGTGGGGCTGCAGTTCAAGCTTTATTAAATGAAGGAGGAGATAAAGCTCAACAACATTCAGATTTGCTAGGTAGTGTAGCAGATAGTCTAGTAGGTACTAAGAATAACCCTGGTATAAGACAGGAACTAAGGTCTGGCGATCCGGCCTTAATCAATGATGCTAAACAAAGATTAAATAGTTTCTTTAGTTCTGGATCAAATAATCTAGTGACAAGTCCTGGTACATTAGCTAATATAGGTTATAACCCTACTCCTTGGTCTAATAAAGGAAATACTGAGAATTTTCAGACTATTGCACATTTACTAGAACAAGTACGTAGAGAGGCAGAGTTAACCAAATAATTATGAGTAACTTATATAATGAATTTGTAAGCGGTTTCTTAAAGCTGGCTGAAGAAGAGAAGTGTGACGTAGATTTCCTCAAAGGCTATATTAAGCAAGCTGATGAAATAGTAGATATTTGGACGCAAGCCTTTGACGTACTAGCTAAAGAATCTGGTGACCCTCAATACAAGGTTAAGCTAGCTAATGAGATTATTAGATTTACTCAACTACTACCTCAAATACATAAACAAGCAGATTTACAAGATACTGAGAAAGGTTATGAAAACTTCCTAGGCGGACTTAATAATGGAGGATTAAGCCAGGGTCAAAATTGGCTGGAGCATCAATCCTGGATGCCTCAATTTATACAGCAAGCATTACATAACAATCCAAACCTATTATCTAGTCTACTCTCTGGTAGTATGGGTGGTGGTTTAGGAGGACTATTAATTGGTGCATTGCTAGGTCATCCAATGTCTGGTCTGATGCTGGGTGGTTTAGGTGGTGCAGCTTCAGGAGCATTCTTAGGTAATCAAGGTATTAGAGATATGTTTAATTCTGGAGATGGAGTTCCCAAACCTACTCCTCCTCCTCAAGAACTTCCAGACAGGGCTCCTAGTAGTCTGAATCATGGTCCTGACGATCTACCTACTAGTGCTCCTAGTAATCAGAGTCATGGTGTTATAGAACCAACTCCTACCTCAGCTCCTACTAATAGTATTCCTAATGTTAAACCTATTAGTCCTGTTAATAATGCAACAAATACAGTACCACATAAATAATCATATGTTTCTATATCTTACACAAATCCTTAAAGAAGCTAATGAGTTTGGTTTCGCTAATCAACCAAATACAAGTTTTAGTAATACAAATCCAGCTCCACAATCAGCTTCATTACCTCCTCCTAATCCTGCCCCACGACCTAGTCCTGTTCCTAGTATTGGCGGTATGACACCTAATATACAGACAAACAGCCCAGGGTTTACCAGAACTATATGAAACTAGATATTAATGATTTTAGTGAAGGTGTTAAAGATATCCTGGCACTATATAAACAAGGTAACAATATCTTTGAAATGAAGAGTGGTGATTTATTCCCTCACAACACTTCTCAATCTACCTGGCAGTTCGCCAAGGATAATGGTAATATACATTTCTCTGATGGTACTCATACTTATAGTTTTAAAGGTGATCTAAGTGAGTATGATACAGAATTGGAGAAGATGCCAGAAGCACCACTACCTAATGTATTTTCCAATGCTAAGATTAAGGGTAGGGCTCAGGTACATAGATCAGATCCAGGTAGTATATATTTTACTTTGCAAGAAGGACGAAATAATCCAACCTATACTTTAAAACATCAGGGAGATAGTAAATGGAAAGCTATTCCTAAACCTAGAAAAGTCAAAGCCCAACTAAAAGAAACAGTTACTCCTCTTAATGTAAACTTGGAAAAAGTAAAAGAAGGTATGTTAAAAGAGTTGGAGGAATTCATTAAAGAAGGTGATGGACCAAGTTTTTTTGATAATGCCAATCATGTAATAGGTAGAGGAGTGCAAGGATTGGCTAATGGAATTACTAAACTTCCTCTATTACCTGGTAGAATTGGTGGAGAAGTACCAGTACAACAATCAGATAACGGTCCAATATCTACTGAGGGTGCAGGAACTATAGCCGGTAATGCCTTGCTAGCTAGTGGGATAGGTGCTGGTAGTGGTTTATTATATCATTTAGCTAAACGTAATCTGTTAAATACGACTCAAGAAAATGCTGAAGAAGATGCAGAAGGTGGAAAACTTGGTAAAAGAGTGATGTTACCAGCTCTAGGTATGGCTGGTTTAAATATAGCTGGTAGACAGATGCTACCTAACGCTATTAATGATCCTAAATTAAACATATTTCCTTAATTAAATGGATATTGATACTATAATGAATCTGGTTAATAATGATAATAACCTGAGTAGTGAGCAGAAACAGGAATTGAATCAAGCAGAGAATAAACAGAAACTTGAAAAGTTATTATCTAGTGTAGCTGGTTCCGCTATAGGATTGGTAGTTGCTAAATTTAATGATTTAAGCAAGACTACCCAAGTATTGTTAACACTATTAGGTTTTGGTCTGGGTAGTGTGATTTATGATTATTATCATCGTAGTAAGTTTGCTAATTACGATGACAAGACTAGAACTTATAAGATTGATACTGATAAATATTAATATATGAATAAAGCTGAATTGATAAAAGAAGCAATCTCTGCTGAATTAGCTAAAGAAGGTAAGACATTGTTAGACTTGGAGAGAGCCTTGAGTAAAGAGGCTGGTGGAGGTGGCTTGTTCTTTTCACCAGAATCGTTCACTAATGTAGGTAAAGGTCTATTAAATCTTTACGGAGCCTCAGCATTAGCGGTAGGTGCATTAGGAGGTACTGGTGCTTATATGGGGTTGCAGGCTAATGAGGATAGTACTAATCAACAATTAAAGAAAATCAGGGAAAAACAACAATACGAAGAAGCTACCAGATCTTTAATAGAACATATTAAAAACCCTTCAACTCTATAATTATGCCTAAGAAAAATATTGAGATTAAGAATCGTGAAGACTTCATGCTGCAAGGAACATTGAGTGAGGTACCTTGGGAACCAAAGTCTGAAGAACAGATTCAGAAAGATTTATTTAAAAGTAGTGACCCGGATAAGATACTTGATGCTTTTGAAACTCAACTAGGTATAAAATCAAATAATGTACCTATTCCTAATGAGATCTATAAGTGTATATTTTTAAAACCATGTAGTGATGATGAACATGCTCAATTATTACAAGATTTATATAATAACTCTAGAAGATATAGAGTTTTGAATCGGTCTGATAATTGGACCCATAAAGGAGATTTGGTAATGTTTGTTGAATATGTTGAAAACCTGGATGTTAAAGCAGAGTTGGAGAAAGAGAAGGAAAACAATATATGAATGAAATTTTAAAGAAAGCTTCAGGCTATACTCCCCCAGAATTGATGTTGTTATCTGCTTTGGGTGGCGGAAGTGTATTTGCCGGACTAAGGTTGCTCACAGATATGGGGAGTAAATTAAATCCACCTAAAGTAGAGCAAAATAAAATCAAGCTACAATTACCGGAAAATAATGGAATTGCTTCAGTAACTCCTGGGGAAGCTGGTCCATTACAAGGTTTCGGTAAATCAGCAGAACCAATGCAGCCTGATTGGTATGTTTCTCCTCTCTCAGCCTTAGTAGGTTTGCCTATAGGATTCTTAGGAACTAAAGCGCTTTATGACAAATATCAGGAGAATCAAGGAAATGCTCAGATAGCCGAAGCTAAAAAGAATTATACTAAGCAGTTAATGCTAGCTCAACAAATGAATAAAATGAGTGAAGAAACACCATTAGTAGATGCATTCTGTAAAGCTGCTGCAGAAGAATTGGATAAAGAAGCTGCTTCTTTACTTAGTTTGACAAAAGGTCTGATAAATAAAGTACCAGGTCTTAATGCTGTAAAAGGTTTCACTAATCAACATAAATGGGTTACCCCTATCGCAGGTTTAGGTGCATTAGGTGTGGCTGATAATTATGTAGAACCAACTACTAAATCTTTAACAGAAAATGCACCAAATGCTATGGGATTTGCTCCCTCAGCAGTACCTGGTATTGATAGTAGTACTATTATGAAGAATCTCCCTACTGATGATGCTAGCTTGTTAAGTGCTGAAGATAGTTTATCTAATAAAGCTTCTAAAGGTGGTAATGCATTTGTAAACAAGCTTACTGGTAATTATTGGGGACAGACTAAAGATACTTGGAAGGCATTAGCTGGTTTAGGTACAGCTGGTACATTCGGTATACTATTAAATAATCATCTAAAGAAAAAAGAGAAGGAAGAAAAAGCTCAATATCCTGTAGGTGTTGAATATGCAAAATAATGCTTTTTATAGAGGAGTACTTAGTGAGATAAATAAGTTTGCTCAAGTAACTCCTCCTACACCTCAAATAACACCTTCAGCTCCTAGTCCAGTTATCTCAGGTATTAAGGCACCTCTTCTCTCTCAAACTCAGCATACAATAAATGATTTTGAAAGTGTTTATCCTAAAGTAGAATCAGCTTTGCCTAATATAGAGAAATCTATTAGTAGTATACCAGATAATCAATTAGCTTCCACTACTCCTGAGCAATTTAAAAATACAGTCACTCCTTCATTTTCACAGATACTAGCACATCCTATAAATAGTGCTTCATTAGCTGATAATCAAGGTAAACTTAATGATGTATTTACTAGTTTTCAAAATTTACCTCCTGAACAGCAAGCAGTAGCAATAAATACTATAGGTACTTATCATCCAGATTTAGCCAAATTCTTAAGTAGTCAGATAGAGAGAGGAGCTAAATCCAGTTTTAGTAATGCTTCCTGGTCTGATTTAGGTAGTGCTGCTAAACAAGGCCTAACTGGAGATCATAAAACATTATCTAGTGTGATGATGCAAGATCCTAAAATAAAGTCTCTAGTCACTAATTCTATGTTAGGGAGGGCTGGAGAACTTAGTGGTCAGTGGTTAAAGAATAATTGGCAGACTCTGGCTAGTGTGATAGGTGGAACAGCTTTGATAGGTTTGGTGTATAGTATTATGAAAAATACCGCAGCCACAGCCCAAGCTACCCAACAAACTCAACAAAATAGTTTACAACCTAGGCTGAATGCTCCACAATCATTATAATTGTGAACAATCATATAGATCCATTATATAGTTTGCCTATTCCAAAGAATGTGCGTGGTTTTTTCGATCCAGAGAAGACTAGGGAATGGTTACATACTAAAGCCTTGGATTCTTTTCAGAAGAAGCTTAATACAATTGAAAGTCCAGCCTACAAACTAAAAGTAACAGACTTATCTTATAATGCTCCTGAACATTCTCCAACTTATAAAGAACAAAATAAGGCTATAATGGAGAAAAGAGATTTGTCCACTCCATTACGAGGTACTTTTCAGATGATAGATAAGAAAACTGGTAATGTATTAGATACCAAAACTACAACTATCGCTCATATCCCCTGGCTTACTGAAAGGAATACAGTAATCTTACATGGTGCGGAATACTCAGTTGCACATCAACAACGTTTACTACCAGGTGTCTATACTCGTACTAAGGAATCTGGAGAAGCTGAAGCCCACATCAATGTCTTACCTGGAACTGGAGTAGGTGGCAAAGTAATTTTTTACCCTGACCGTGCATTATTCGTTTATCAAGTTGGAACTACTCAAATTAAGCTATATGGATTACTTAAAGAAATGGGCGTATCTGATAGTGAGATGGAGAAAGTTTGGGGTTCTGAAATATTCAATAAAAATAAATCTCAATATACTGGACTAGAATTTGATAAATTGTATAATAAAGTCATAGGTAATGAAGAAGAATAACTACTCAAATATATGTCGAACGAAACACAATTAGAACAGCAATTGAATGCTGAATGGAGAAAAACTATTAAAGATAATCTTGAAGAACTCAGGACTGGTCAAAAACAATTAGCTAAGGATATTACTGATATTAAGCTAAGTTGTGCTCAAGCAGATGAAGTAAAAAGTCTGAGAGAAAAGGTCGAAAAACTTGAATTATCTAAAGCTAAAACTACTGGAGTATTGGTAGCCGTAAATGTGATATTAATTTTTGCGGGCTGGTGTATTCAGACTTTACTGCTTGTACATCATAGTTAAGCAGGCCTTCTTCTTTCATTTCTTGGTAAGTTGAATTGTAGATATTTCTCATACTTTCTAGTCAGTCCAATTCTGTCTTCTAGAAAGCCTTGATAAATATAGTTACCGAATTTATAACCACCACAAATGCTAGGTATAACTATTCTAGAACCCTTATGTCCAGTTTTTTTATTAATCTCCCTCCCTATTCTATAATGAATCTCCATAGGTAATACTAATTTCTCAAAAGCAGACCAATCTTGAGTGTAGGGACCACAAATACTATAAGAACAATGACCATCTCTGGATATACAAAAACAACCATCCCCATCACTGTAACCCCTCCACCAGTAATGAGTTAGGTTTTCAGGTATAATGCTTAATATTGTAGGAGCTTGATCTTTACTTCTATAATTGTAACTAATTAATTTAGTTGCTAATTCTACACTACCTTTTTGAAAACTCATTTGTAATTGCCCTGGTGGATTTGTTTTTTGTATATTTCTACGTATATTCCAATTCCAGGCTTTCATAAGTGTTGGTTCAATAATTACTGCATCAACTTGTTTTATAGCTATTTTAATTTTATTTTCTTTAGATATAGACCCGTCGGCCCAGATAAATCCTAACGTATATGCTGTCTCTGCTGTTATATTAGTTAAATCCATATAATGACAGTACACATTAGCTACCACGCTGTCAATATTATAGCGCATATATCTGTTGACTAAACTTATAATAATAGTTAATATAGAAATATACGAATAAACAATTATGTTTATTTTAACTAATTATACAATCTATGTCAGACGCCTCTAGTATTAGAAGGACATCAGCAGTTTTAGCTCCAACTTCTGGTAATGCTAACCCTAAGCCTGGTACATTGCCTGGAGTTTTGACTCCTGGTTCACAACAAAATAACCCTGGTGGTACTGGCTTTGCTGGTGCTCAAGCCACAGCAGCTGGATTTTTTGCTGGTGGTATCAGATTTTGTTTAAATCCATCTGGGTATTATTTCACTTATACTGATACAAGTGGTATTAGTAGACTCCGTGAAACTGGTCAGGCTTACATTAATACAGGCACGCAGTGGACTCCAGTTGGTAACAATCCACTAGATATCAATGTCCCCCTCGCCGCTAATGCTATTGATCAATATGTTTATGTAGCTGACCGTCCTTATAACGTATTGAGTGGTTCATTTGTATATACTACTCCTGGTGGCTCTTCTTGTGCACTTCAGTTAGGTGTATGTCCTTTCTCTCAAGGTATATTAGCTGGTGCTGGTACTATTACTACTACTAACTCTTCTGCTACTGTTAATGGTGTTAGTACTACATTTACTTCTGCACTAATTGGTTCCGCAATTTTCAGTCCTTCAGGTACTTATATTGGTACAGTCTCAGCTGTAGGTAGCACAACCTCTCTTACATTGGCTGTGGCTGCTTCTAATGCATGGGGTGGTGGTACTCAGGTATTGACTGGTTCTGCCTGGAATTACGGCCCTTATCTTACTGGTACTGGTAACCTTACTGCGTCTACTGCAACTTCTGCTGTGACTGTTACTGCTGCTGGTTTTGCTAGTTCTGTTACAGTTGGTAGTAACTTGTATGATCAATATGGTAGAACTCTTGGTGTGATTGCTTCCGTTAATAGTACTACATCTCTTACTCTAACCGCCAATGCTGCTTTTAATGCAGCTGCTACAACTTGGTCATATAGCACCTTGTTTATTGGTGTGCCAGCTTATGGTACTAATGTGTTTACTGCTACCATCCCACTCACTGCAAGTCCGGGTATTGTACAAATTGGTACTTTGAATGCCACTATTGCTAATACTCAAATAACTACTGGACAGGCTTTGGCCCTTAGATTTACTGGTACTGTCACAGGTTTGGCTGGGTTGACTGGTACTGTTATCTTGCAACCTCAGTAAGCTATTTAATCTTATCACAAAGCAACCTATTTACTTAGGTTGCTTTTTTATTTGACAACTTTCCTCTATTTTGAAATGATACTAAACATGAATGAACAAGCTACGTTAGACACACCAGTGATACCTAATTTTAAGATGTCGACTGAGCAGATAGTTAAGTTATTGCAGGGTTATTTGGCACAAGCAGATACTAGTTTAACTAGTTTACAATCTAATATAGATGATGCTACAAATAAATTGAATGAATGGAAGAGAATGCAGTTGATTATAGTAGGACAGAAACAATTGATACAAGATATACTAAGTAAGACGGTAGACACACCTAAAGAAGAGACTAAATAAATTATGGCTATAACGCTAAATGACACCAAGACTAGAATATACAACCTTTATATAGAACAGTTGGAAGCAGAGGAAGAAAAGAAAGCTACTAGTAAGATGCATTCAGAAAATATTAAACGGATTAAATCTGAAATTAAGGATATTCTGAATGAAGAAGCAGAAGTTGTAAAGAATGCTCAAAAGAGTATTGACGATTAAATAGATTGAAGTAATATGAGGCTAGGCTATTTAATGTAGTTTAGCCTCATTTTATTTATATGATTGATATTTTAATTTCATACCTATTATTAAGTGCAAGTATAGCCATGTTTTTAGTTATATGGTTTAATAATACTTTTGTTGAATATATGAATTTACTAAGATTGACTAAGTTCTTTTATATAGAAGAATACAATAATATTACTGTAGATGACCCTAGTTTGTCTTATCTAGAATATTTAGCTGCTAATCGGTCTAACTTCCTTGTAAAAATTAT